ATTCTTGTGGCGAAGTTGTGCCAATTCCAACACGTTGACTGCTATCTATTCTCATGGCTTCACTTGATGCTGTGTAAAAACGCATTGCTGAACTGGTATCTTGGAAAAGTATGCCTTCATCTGCAACTAAAGTACCATTACCAATCCATCCTGCATTATTATTAGCTGCAACTAACAATCCATTATAAGTACTTTCATTTGTTTTAAATTGTGCAAGAGTAACATTTCCTGTAGATGAAGATTCAACATCTAAAAGATAACTTGGCGAATCAGTTCCTATTCCAACATTTCCTGATTGGGTTGCTACAAAACTTGTTTCAAAAGCAGAGCCATTCCATACTTGAGCATCTATTAGATTACCAGTATTACCACCGTTTTGTATTTTTAATACTGAATCACCTGAAGAGAATATATTTTTTTTAATTAAAGCATCGCCATCAACGTGTAAAGCTGCACTTGGTGCGGTTGTGCCAATTCCAACTGAGCCTGTATTATTGATATGTACCCTATTATTACCAGCAGTATAAAGAGCCAAAGAGCCTGAAGCTTGTACACGAAACTCAGCATTATTACTATTTAAGTAATGGCTTACACCTGCTGAAGTATCTTCCAATCTTATCGCAGGTGTACCATTTGCAATATGCAAAGGTGCGTTTGGATTATCAGTTCCTATTCCAACGTTTCCACCATTAGGCTGTAGACCTAAATTATATGTAGTAGCTGTTCCATCAGTTCTCTGAGAACTTATATAACCAGTTCCACTCGAATTAGCACCAATAACCACACCAAAGTATCCGTTAGAATTTACATTTCCAAAACAAGAAGCAGCATTTGATGCACCTGCTGCTGGTGTAGTTAAACTTCCTTTAGATACTTGTAAACCTGCATTTACTGTAGTAGTCCCAATACCCAATCTCTCTGTTGATGCATCCCAAAATAAACCTTGCGTTGAACCTGTGTCGTCGTAGAAAGAGATGTCTCCGCCTTCAATAGTCAAGGCTTTATTCAAACTTGAAGCTGTTGATACATAAAAGTTTAACTTACCATCAGCAGTTGCACTTGTTGCATCGCTGATTGTAGAAACAATACTTGCATAATCTATATCTGAAGCAGCACTATCTTTACCTCTAAAGTCAATCTTACCTATGTTGTCATTATCTGCTGGTGATACAGAATCTCTATATAAAACCAAATCAGGTGCTGTAGATGCACCAGCACTTGTGTTTTTAATAACCACGTTATCAAAAGTGCTTGTTCCTGTATTAAATGTAACACTACCATCCACAGTCAAACCATCACTTGTTACTGTTCCTGTTACGTCTATCCCCGAACTAGTCGTGGCTAGTTTTTTAGCGTTGTCGTAATAAAGTTCTACTGCACCATTATCTAAAAATCTTGCTTTAAATTCGTTTGCATCAGGATTTAGAATATCTACAGATTGACCTGCAATTCTTAAGTTACCTGTACCACTATCTGTTATATAACTATTACTACCATCGTGATAAATCTGTAAATCTGAGCCTGTACCGAATATGGCTTTATCATTATCGCCAAACTCAATATCAGTACCGCCTGTAGTATTACCATTTAAAAGTATTTCAGCTAATGTATCTACGCTACCTACTTGGCTATCTACATAAGCCTTAATTGATTCAGAAGTAGCTACTGTTGTGGCACTTGCAGTTGCAAAAGTATCATCATCTAAAACTGCTGAACCTGTAAGAGAAGAATTAATTACTGCACTTGCAAAAGTAGGTGTAGCAGTTCCTGCATCTAAATAGCTTTCTACTCTAGCGTTTGTGAAATATAAATTGCTAGAACCTTCACTAACTGAATCAGTATCAAAAGATATATTTGCAGTACCATCAAAAGATACACCATTTATTGTTCTTGCAGTCTCTAATGCTGTAGCTGTAGAAGCATTACCTGTTATATTTCCTGTAAAAGTATTATCTGCTGTAATACTTACACCAGTTGTAATCCATGCATCGTTAGCTGAGTTTCTTATTTTTAATACGCTATTTGCTGTATCTACCCATAATTGATGTGCAAAAGTTGTACTAGGTGAAGTTGCACCGCTATTTACTGTTACTATAGCAGCTAAAGCATCGTTTAAATCTGCTCTAAAGTCTGCACCTGATTGGTTTGCTAAATTGTAATCGTGTTGTGCCATATTAAATCTCTTTGTTATATATTACTATTACCATGTGCTAATCGCTACCCTTTTCCATGTATTTGTAGCAACACATACATAAATATAGTTTGAATCCCATTTTATTTCACCTGCTGAACCAGTAGATGTAGCAGAAGCAGGTGCACCACTACTAATCTTTAATCCACCATCTGCATTAATTCTGTTTTGTGCACTTAAACCTGCACCTACAATGTCTACATCACCATCAAATCTAGCACCTGCACTAGATGCAAATTCTGCAAAATCTTTACATAAAAACTCATCTTCCATTACTACTTTGTTAGTAAACTTTACATAGTTGCCTGTTTTACCTGTTGTAGTTCCATATGATTCAACTGTAGATAAAGTAACACCATCTATTTCTACTTCAGTAGTTTTTACTGGGTCGTCTGCAATAGTAAATGTACCTGTAGTTGCATTTGATTCTATACCTAGACCATTAATAGAAGTTACAGAATAGTTATAATTACTACCTTTAGGTATAAAAGATAAATCAGCAGAATTAGTATCTACTATTTTGCTTATAACTGCATTAGATGAACTATCAGTAACATCTACTCTAAATTCTTTTACTGGAAAGTCTGTAGGCTCATCCCAAGATAATGTAGGTCTACTTATTGATGAACTATCAGTATCAGTAAAAGTTACATTCTCAGGTGCTGCTAATGCACCTGCTGTTGGTAAATTTACTGGGTCTACTGTTTCTTCTTGTGTTGGTACATCCCATGTATAAATATCTAAATACTCAATCATAGAAACACTTACCAATCCATTTGATTGTAATTCAAGAGCTTCAATTCTAAATAAATCAGAACTAAAACCTAAACCAGCATATGTTAAATCTACTATGTCACCTACATTTAATTTATACATTTCAGGAGTCCCTAAGAACTGTACTGTCTTTTGATTTCTGCTTCTACCTAAAATAGCCTTTGCCATATTACTAGCTATATAAGGGTCTGTTATATATGGAAACTCTGCTTTTACTTCTAGTATCTCACCATCATCAGAATAATAGTTAGGCGTAGCATCATGTAATTCTGTTACTGTGTCTAGTTCATATTTTAAGTTTGCATTAAAAAACTCTACGATAACCTTATTTGCTTTTTTATCTTTGTTGCCATAATCAACTGAGATACCAGCATCAGCAATAATATGATTATCTGTAATACTAAATGTAGAAGTACCAGTATCTTCAATTTGTAATTCATATTTTCCATTAATATAAGTAAAGATACCTCGCATATTCGCAAGAAGCTCTTTAGCGTTATCCATGACATTTTTATTAGTATCTACATAACCATTGCAATGAAATCTTTTTACTTGTGTAAATATAGAACCAGTTTCATCATCGTAATCACTACCAATATCATCATCTATAATAATTTCATTAACTCTATCTTGATCATAAAACTCATCACTTCTAAATGAATTAATATTTTCTGCATCTACAATAAGTGTTCCACTTGAATCTTTTATGCTTATAACTTCATCTACTTTGTTTTGAAAAGCATCACCATAGGTATTGATTTGTACTCTATTTGTGCCTGAAGTAGCACTCCAAGTGACATTCTGATAACTGCTACCATAAAAAGGTTGATTTTGTAATACATCACATTTATCAGCAGCAGTTTCAAATGTTGTCATGTTTATATCTGCTGTTGCTAAACCTTTTCCGTATTCATCGTTTTGTATGTAATCTAAAAAGCATAATGCAGCATTACTAGACCATGCAGTAGTATCGCTTCTAGGGTCATATATCTTTTTACCTTTAACTTGTACTGTAATTTGTGGAACACCTTTATACATTCCTTTTTTATCATAATCAAAAGCAGCAGCTATATAACAAATACCATTTAGTTTGTGATTTGCTGACCATGCTTCAGGAATAGATGCTCTTAACATAGGGTCTGCTGTTTGACTTGTAGCACCATGATGTAAATTAAAAACAAACGAATATCTTAATGCTGGATTAGTTCCTAGTGTACCAGCTTGTGAATATTGCACGTCACCTACTTGACTAGCTGTATTCAAAGAACCTGCACCTGATGCAATTTTATCTGAACCTACATAGCCACCACCTTTGTATATCTTACCATCTAAAATAGAATTACCATCTATCTCAATAGTTCTACCCAATATTTCTTCACATTCACCAACAGCTAATGCATAAACTACAAATAAGTCTTTTGACCTATTAAACTTAGTATCCATGTAAACTACTTGTGCACCAACCCTTCTTAATCCATAGATGACTGGTATTTTGCCACCAGCAGCAGTTTTGTTAGCCATTATGTCTTGACCTTTAGCTAACATTTCTCTTGCTTGTAAGAAACCTTTAACTCCTACTGCTGCAGTTACTGCTGAAAATACATAACTTATTTTTTGTAAAGTATCAGCAGCTTTCCATGCTTTAGCTATAGCTGCACCTATTTTTGCAAAAAATTTAAACACCTATGAACCCCACCTTACATCTGATTTAGTTTGTGTAGCATATTCTAAACCTCTATCATTAGCGTAGACTGATTGTTGTGATTCATCTGAATAATGCCTACCTTTAGTTAAATTCCAATTTGCCCAATGACTAGCTACTGTCATAGTTAAAATAGAATTTTCTATATTTTCTTGTATTGATACATTTCTTATATTGCCAGTAAAATAATTAACTGCACCGACCAAATCTTCATTGACATCAAAATAGGCTAAATATATTTCTACCTTTTTATTATTAAAAGAACCATCTTGCACCAATGACCTTACTTGGTCAGTTACATTTGAAAAACCTAAAGAAATTTCATTGACTTCTAATTGACCTGTTTCTGTTGTTGAGTCTACAGATAGAAAAGAACCACCAGCTTCATAAGATTCTGAGTTGTAAGTAACATCTCTATAAAAGTCTGTAAGTCTAATTACTGTAGAAAGATTAAGCTCTACTAAAAAAGCTATCTTAGTTTGTTGTGCTGATACTTGAGTTTGTAGGTCAGTAGATAGACTTCTTGGCATTACTCAATTACCTCTCTAACATCAAATGAAATACTGTAAAAACCATTAGCATCTGTTGAATACATTATTTCATCATTTTCAAGATAAACCTTAAAAAGAGGTTTATTAACAGTTACAGCTTCATT